TAAATCGTTTTCCACAAGTTCCTTCCTTTAGTAAATTATTACTACCTACACAATAACAATCCCTTCCCCACCATGATAGACTGTTTACAATATGCATCAACTTTTCATCATCCGAACTAATCATACCACCTTCACCGGTAGATATGTGATGGGCAGCATAAAATGAGCACGAGGATGCAACTGCAAATTGATTTAGGTAATTACCATCCCAACGTGTGCCAAGACTATCACAATTATCAAGAATCAATTTCAAATTAAACCTATTACAAATAGTCATCAATTCATCCATATTTGGAGGATTCCCAAGTACAGGAGACAGAAACACGGCTTTGGTCCGGGATGTTACTTTCTTTTCAATCCCACACAAATCAAAATTTAATGTGTCCCATTCAATATCTACAAATACCGGTTTCAATCCGTTTTGACAAATTGTTGATATTGTTGTAGGAAATCCAACCGGTGATACAATTATTTCATCCCCATCTTTCCATCCATAATACTCTTTGAGAGCAGCAATCATAACCAAATTAGCAGATGACCCACTATTGACCATAAATGATCGTTTATTGTGGAACATAACACTAAACATCCTTTCAAACTCGTTTACCTTCTCCCCGGCACTGACCCAATCCCCATTCATAAAAGTATCAATGGCCGCTTCTACTTCTTCCGTATCCCAGTACATCCCACTATACGGAATAAGAGTTTTCCCCGGACGGAAATTAGATCCATAAAGGTATGGAGGCACATGATTGCCTGCCAAAGCTCGTATCTGTTCTGATATATTCATAATCGTTTCAATTCATCATACATAGGTTGCCGACTCCAATATTTACGTTCACGTCCAAATGCCCCTGGATCCTTTTTAAAATTTTCCGCACTAAGCGGATTCTGATCATTATATACACAAAGTATCTTCTTAATATATTTTGTATGCTTTAATCCTGCCATTTCAACCATCGGGTACATAAATGCATTATCGAATGAATGATTTGGATAATGTCCCTGGTAAAGTAAATCTTTTGGATTTATCTTACTCCATAATTTCTTACGACAAGTAATAAGATGAGAAGTGTACCACTTTCGGCTTCTTCGATAAGTACGTGTATTAACAAGAGGTTTACAAAAATCAGCACCTATTGCCCCACTACTTGATATAAAACTCCCATAAGTAAGCCATATATTATCATCCTGATAAACTTCATTTAAGTACTCAAGTACATCATCAGAATACAACCAATCATCCCCACTAAGGAGTACTAATATATCATCATCATTTGCAAATGAGTTAATCGCTGTAATAAAGTTTACACAGCAAAATTCATGTTGAGGCTCATTTCGTATCCCATAAAACGGTTCAGGATATTGTTTTACAATCTCCCACGTGCCATCATCAGAACAATCATCCATAATAGGGACAATATAATTCTTATATGTTTGATTCAATACAGAATCTAAACACTTCCCTATAAAAGGAGCAGCATTCCGTTGAGTTACTACTATGACAAACCTATTTTTCATATTCTAATAATCTTTCACTCCATGGCAGAAAAATGCATCTACAATTATGTACAACTATACCCTTTGCTACATAAGATTCATCTTCTTCAACACTTAAATTATACATAGGCATTGATCTACTCAATGTCCAATTCTTTACAGAATCAATTTTATAAGGAACTAAATCATATTCTCCCAAATGATTACATAACACTCTCGATAATTCATATTCTATATCATTTAAACATTGATTAATTTTAGTCCCTGTATAATGTAATACGGACCATCCTTCTTTTTCTATTCTTCTATCACGTATATCATCTTTCGCCTTATCCTGATGCCAATACTCTCCATCGCACTCAATAGCGATCTTTAATCCTGGAATTGCAAAATCCACATTGTAGTTTAGAATAGGGTATTGATAAACATATTGGATACCCATCTTATCCAAAAGTTCACTCATCCTTTTCTCTATCCAAGTCATATTTGCACTTTTTCTATGATTAGCCATCAAAGCATTTAATCTTCTTTCAGGATTATTTATATAAAACTCCTTCATACTCCGCTTTGCCTTTTCTACAATTACAGGATCATGCATAGGATTATTTTTCTTCATTCTTTCAGAACTTGATTTTCTATGCTTTGGAAGATTAGTTACTTGCTTAATCACATCTCGCACTTCAGGTCTTTGAAAAGGATGATTTCCTTCTTTCACCATTTGTTGAATTTTTTCATGTGCTTTTTTCGTAATCAAATCACCATTTCTTTCTCCAGATTTATATTGATGAATCATAGATTCCCTATTCTTTTTAGACACAATTTTTCTGTGATTAGGATCACTCCATTGTTTATCTGTAATATCTTTACTTAAACAAGTTCGAGAACAATATTTCTTAAAATATGGAGTAGGTTTTCCACATCGTTTACAAACATTGCCTAATATCATAACTGAATCCCCCGGCTTACACAAACCTGCATCTTTCCAATTCCCATCAGACATAAAAATAGGATGATTGCTTGTCATAGATATTTGTTGTAAAGTACCCTTAAATCTTAAAGTTGTCACATCAGCTTTCTCATTATGTCTTGGTAATGCATAAACTCTTCTAAATCTTCGTTTATGTGTTAAAACCAAATCTCCTACTTTAATTTGACCAATAGGTTTCCATCCTTCTGAAGTATATATTGGAATCTGAGGATCAATAAAACAATTCGGATGAGCCGGGATCATTCCTTCCGCTTCATCAAGCGTATAAACCTTTCCTTCCCGTGCTGCACAAATAGGACATACCCTATCATCTTTTCCTGTATTCCATTCAGCTTTCAAATGTATCTTCAATGCCCCAAAATTCCGATATTCCTGTATTGTTGCTAAATGATGAGCTCGTATAATTTCAGTTCTGGCAAGCATATCAGCTCTACGTTGAGCCGGTATAAATCTTCCTATACTGTCTGTTATTCCAAGTTTTCCAAGCCCGGTACCATCAATAGCAGCCACTAACTTACGTGCCAATAAAGCCGGCCCATCACCTTCAGCCAATCCCTGTGCAAGTATTTGACTTATTACATTATCCATTGCATCAGTAATCTCTTTCAATGTGGTGTAAGCTCTGGTATATATAAGCCCCAACCGATCAATATGCATAGGAAGTCCCATGACCATTCCTATACCACCTTGTTCTTCAATTGGAGGAATATCCATTCCTGCATTACGCATTTCATAACGAGCCCGTATAATTCCCCGTTTATAAGCATCAAACAAATACAAATTCATCCAAACGGCTTCTACACTGGCACCAACTTGTTCTAATTCTGCAACAGTAAGTAATCCTTTTTCTACCTGCTGATTTAACCACTTCATAAAACCTGACACTTTAGCAGAACTACGAACAAAAGCAAAAGCCTCTTCAGCCGGAGGAGTAACCTGTAAAGTATGTATTTTCTCCTTCAATCCAAAACAATCCCGTTTATCCACACCTATTTTTATAGCCCCTACAATTTCACGAAACCGTCGCTTCATATCACGAGCAAACGCATTACGTAAAGTTGTGGTATGCGTTGGATCGTAATTCTGTCTTACGGCTTCACTATATGTAACAACTTGTTCCATTATATTTCTTTCTGCTGTCCGGCTTGTCCTTGTCCAAACGGACTTGCATCCTCTTTTGTTTCAGCTTCAATAGTTTCAATTATCTTATTTGCAAGTTCCTCTTCACTTATAATTTCATCACGCATTGCATTGGTAAGAGTAATTTGTTCAGTAGAAAATCCAAGGAAGTACTCATAAAATACACTTGGTGGAATTATACCCTGCGCAATAGGATTATACGTATATTCACGTAAAGCGTTAGCACGAGCTTTTCCAACTTCTACTTTCTCTTTCTCACTCATTGCATAAAGATCACTCCACTTAACAGTATAATCCTCTGATGGCTGAGGCAGTATTTTTAACTCTATTAATCTATCTACAAACTTCCTAAGTATAGCAGGCTCGGCAAAATCCTCTCTGCGTGACTGCACATAGTCTTTCCACTCAGAAGTGTCTTGGGTACTTGCTAACTCTCCTCTCTCACTTCCCATTAGCACACGTTGAGGAATACCCGTTTGTGCAGAGATACAGGAAATAGACACTTTAAAATGTGGTTCAGGGTCAGAAATAGGTTGCGTAAGCGGTTCTATATCTATTCCTTCATTTATAATAAACCGGCGTAAATCATGTTCATATTCATCAAGATGTTCTACAAGTTCACGTCTCATACCTTCAGTCATCTGAAAGTCCTTTTCCACCTTTCCCTGAAAGCCCGGACGAGCATTACGCCAAAACATTTCAGCATCCCCTCCAACTAACTTTTCCAAATCACAAAGTCTGTTATATATCGGCTCAAGACGTGGAGTTCCATATATATCAGATTCCAAAGGATTATCAACGATATGAATAACCCTTGAATAATGAACATCATATACAGTAGGATTACCATTTACATCATCTACATCAAAACTGTAAATAAGAGGCATCCCATATCTTGGATTTGACGGACTGGATTCTAATTTCTTGATCTTTACAGTACTTTCTCCAAATGGTTTAACATAAATCAATTTACGTTGTCCGGATTTTACTGGATTGGCAAAATCCTTTACAGTACGCATGTCATCCAATCCTAAAAACAATATTCCATAACGTCCTATTCCTGTAAGACGATCAGCACGGGATAGAATTGTTTTTAATCCCAATTTACGATTAAGAGCAATCCATGCTTTCTCAAATGGAGTATCCTGTGATTTACTTGATTCTAATAATTCAAGTGATCCTTGCCATGTTGATTTGACCGGCCTGTCAATAACAGCACGAGCAATCTCATGACGAATATATTTTGCAGAAAAATGAGAAAACTCTAATTTCTTTTCATAACCAAGAGCTGAATACAGGTCACGTGAGCCTCCAAATTGCTGACCCAGTCGAGCCGCTAAATTTGCTCTTCCTATTAATTCACTCGCAAATGTCTGTAATTGCTGTGTTGTCAATCTTGTTCTTGTACGTTGCATCTCTTGATTATTTTAAATTATTAATAACCGGGGGAATATTTCACCCCCGGTAATCCCCTCCTTTCACACACTACCCATCAGTTGCCTTGAACATCAGAATAATCGCAGTAATAGCTCCCCATATTCCGGTTACGCCCTGCACAATAGCTGTAGCATGTCCAGATAACTCTCCTGACTGCTCAGGTGTAAGTACTCCTGTTAATACCAAAATCGAAAGCAGGGCACTGATTATCCCCGTAATCGTGGTAATCAAGTTGCGTGATGCAACTTCTTTGTTGTAAAAATTCCTCGACAAATTTGCCATAATAAATTAATTTAAGTTAATACTTGTTTGTTAATAAGTGTTGAATTCCCTTCTAATGTAGGAATCTGATCAAAATCCCTACTTGGAAGATATTTCCTTATTAGATCATACCATGTTTTATATGTCATATCGCCACGTAAAGTATTAAGAGCATAGTAAGAAAAAGCACCATGATACTTTCCTCCAATAAGAGCATCAGCACTGGTTTGGTTCTCACTACATGCACTAAAGACTACCCATTTTAAATCTTCATACCACCTACGCTTAATACGCAAATATTCCTTACGTTCAAACTTTGGGGGCATAAATCTTGATTGTTTAAAACTGCGAGTGGCCCCTCCGCTAAAACAACTATCAAGTAACAAACAAACAGTAACTCCATCAGGAATCTTTTGTAACATACTGTTCATCTTATCATCTATTAATACTCCATCATATAAACGTAAAGCTTCATCATACCCATCAAGCTCATCCCCACTATAATCTTCCACATACGTACCATGTCCGCTGTAATGAATATATAATACATCACCCGGTACTGAATTTGCAATAGCATATTCTACCTGATTAACAAAATTTTCAACCGTAACTTGTTTATCAGTGAACTTGCGTATTTGAAAATCATACAAGACACTTTCAGCCAAAGATATATCATTTATACATCCCCTTAAATCAGAATTCCATCCAGGATAGTTATTTATCCCAAATAACAATGCAACTTTCTTAGCGTGTGACCACGTTGGAAGTTCCACTGTACTACCGAATAACTTTTTTAACCATTTAAAACACATCATACCACTTTATTAAATATTAATTGAAATAATTGTTGAAACAGTCCAACTTCGTATAAGAATAAAATACACCATATAACTACCATTGTTATCAATATAATTCCCAACCAATGTTTTGTACACCATTTTATCTTCGATTCCAATTTTTTAAAATCTTCCACTGCCTGCTTTCGTTCCTCTGATTCTTTTTGCAAACGGAAAATATTGCCATTCTGTCGCTCCAAATGCTTTTCAATCTTACTAAGAGTTTCATTTACCTGTTTAAATTGAGCATTTATTCCTGATTGTCTTAAATTACTTTCACTTTCAATATGATTGAATTTCTCTTCAAGGTATAACCTATAATCATCATGTGTTTTAAAACTTCCGGGCATAACTATCATTTTTTAAGAATAAACCTCATTTCCTAATATCATTTTCAACTCTTGTCTTGTGCGGTGCAACCTACATCTCATAGCCAAATTAGAAATTCCCAATTTCTCAGAAATATCTTTATTTTTATAACCCTCTATATGTAACTGCAACAATTCTTTTCGGCTTTCCGATAATTGATCTATACCACTTTCAATATATGCTATCTCTTCTTTACTTTGCAATTGTCTTTCAGGATTAGAATCATTAACAGATAACTTATTCTTAAACAAATCAACATCAATATCAAGCGGGATTCTATACTTTTGAGACCGTATGTAATCAACAGTAGTGTTACGGGCAATATTAAATAACCATGTCACAAATTTATGAGTAGGCCGGTATTGATTAATATTAGTAATAGCTTTTTGAAGAGTAATCATAGTCAAATCTTCAGTATCAGAAATATTACAAACGAACCCATATATAAAATAAGATACTCTGGATTGGTATTTTTTAACCAATTCCATAGGGCCTTTACGATCCCCTTCCCTTATCGCTCGTATGATCTGCTCGTCTGACATCATTTCACTCCTGTTCTATATAACTTACATATTCTGCAAATTCTTCATCGGATAACATTATTGTATTATTGAAATACCTCAGCCTATCAACTACTGTACTATCGGCAAATTCTAACCCCTGTGTCCAGCTTTGGTCATACATCCACTTAGCAATGCCGTGTACCTTGATAGCTGCTTCCCAGTTGCGGTATAGATTAACTACATCCTCATCTGTCATACTTATTGGCCCCTGTGGCCATTCAAGAATGGGTGGTATCGTATCGAGCAATGTAACGCTAAAAGTCACCTCTGTTGAATTATGGAATACATCTTCCGCTCGGATAGTCACATTCACTATCTGATTCTGTGCATCAAGTACATACCCTGGCTCTGGTGTCTGTGTGACTGCAAACAATTCGCAGTTG